GTTTTCTGCAACTTTCACCAGCTGAGCCTGCAGCTGACTCATGTGACGATTTTTACCCAGCAACAGACGCTGTTCATCAGCCAATGCCTGTCGATAGGTCTTGAGATCTGCCAGCGTCTTGTGTGCGGCAATTTCTGCATCAATATCCAATTTTTCCAAACCATCAACTGATGCGTGCAATTCCACAATTTTTGCATCGTGATCATCTTGCCATTTCACCATGCGAGTCAACAACTGATCCAAGGTAGTTTGAATTCTGTCGTTGCTGTTCTTGATGGTTTTGAGACGCAGTTCTTCCTGATCATAGGCAATCTTGCTGTTGCGGATGCGCTCTTTGAGACGTTCGGCCTTGGTGCTCAGCATGGTGATCAGCAACAGTTCTTCAATGAGCTCACGTTGTTTGCCCGAACCCTGACTGAGGAACGGGATAGTGTAGGTGTTGAGCGCCACAATGTTGCAAAACATGGTGTGCGTCATGCCCAACACAGCGTCGATGGTTTTCTGCGTCTCGCTGTTTTCTCCCTGCGCTTCGTCGGTGTCGGCTGCATTGACGGTTTTGTCGTCCACAAGATAGCGAAAAAAATTGGGACTGCGTCCTCGTTCAATGCGGTAACTATGTGCGCCCACAGTGAACTCTATGCTCACTGACATGTTTTTGCCATTGATTCTATTGATGAGATTATTGCGTTTTATGCTACTTAGAGCTTTGCCGTATAGCGCATAACTTATGGCATTCAGCAGGCTCGTTTTGCCCACGCCGTTCCGGTTGCCGTTGCCTCCCAGGTCCTGGTTTTCGCCCAGCACAAGGGTCATGCCTGCTCGGTTGAGCTGCACAGTTTGCACCACATTACCCACACTGAGAAAGTTGCGGATCTCAATCATTTTTAGTGTTAACATGGTTATAGGTCCAGATAGAGGTCAACAAGGGTTTTGTTGCTGATGGTTTTACTCTCAATGCTATTGAGATGGCTTATTACAATAGTGTCCACGCTCTCAAAGTCCACCTGCGCATCATCCAGTAGTTCCTGAGTGTCAGCAGCCTGTGTTAAGAAAGTCAAGTCATGGAAATCGTAACAGATCTCCAACAGGTCTCTCACAAACTGCTGATCTTCATAGCTGCTATCTGTGTCCATGGAAACTCTCACCAAGTTCTGTGGTTGCAGATGCTGACCGGGATTCAATAATAACTGACTGACAGGCAATACACGATAGCGAGGAGCACCAGGCCAGACTTGAAACTCGGGATCCACACCAGGCTTCCAAAACATCATGCCTCGAGCATCATCCCAGGCGTCGCTATAATCATGTGGAAAGGCATTGCCTATGTATTGAATATTTCCCTGTTGCTGTCGCTTGTGAAAATGTCCGCTGTAGACTGCTTTTTGTTGTGCAAAATGACCGCTGTTGAGAGTGCCGTGATCGGGCATCTCCACCATGGCATTCATCTTGAAACGCGGCAGCTCAAAGTGACCCCAAACATAAGGTGTTTGTATGTGCTGCATGTTCTTCCACTGATCATTTACCAACCAGGGCACGAAGGTGTGGTCGCCCACGGTGGTTACACGATCAATGAGATGGATGTTGGGAAATTCTGTAATGTAGGGGATGCTGTGGATTTCCAGTTTGTCACGGAAATACAAGTCGTGGTTGCCAATGATGAAATACACATTGTCAAATGCTGCGTTGAGCATTCTCAAACCAGCCACACTGTAGTTCAAGGTGCTGATGTTAATTGCACTGCGCACATGGTGATAATCACCCAGGAAGAAGCACGTCTTGATGCCACGTGCTGTGGCCTGCGCTATGAACCATTTGACAAATTCTTCGCAGGCAATGTTGTGCTCGCGACTGTTGTTTCGCATGCCATAATGTAAATCACTAAACACTGCAACATGACTGAAGTCCGGGGGTGTGTTTGCTGATGCCATGTGCTGATTGTAACACATGGCATCTCATGTAATCAAGAAGGCTGGTCTCTGTATCATATTGATGTCAAAAGTAGGTGGACATTCTAAAAACACAAAATCTTGTGCTTGGTGCCCGCAAACAACCAAGCCGAGATTGCAAAAATTTAGGATACAATGGATTTTTCCCTGCCGCTAACGCAGTGTGGCCCCTGTTGACCTAGGGATTGTTTTTGATGGGATTTTTTTGTGCTATTTCATTTTCAGTTTGCCGGGTATAACTTGGTGTGCTTCCTGCCATAATGAGTAGATCGTCGCGTATATTTTGATTGCGTTTCTCAGTATTTAAGATTCTGGTAAAAGAGTTAGTTACCGCCGCCGTATAATAAGCAAAGGGATTTTCACTGCGGCTTTCGTCAAACTGCAATCCGATCTGACTCAGTTGCAACAGCGCTTGACATTGCATTTCGTCATTGTAGGTATTCCCTGTCAAGTAGACTTTTCCATTACGTCGAGCAACAAAACTTCCATATTCAGTCTCAGGACACCAAACCTGACCAACATAGGGTGTTGTGGGAACATTGGGATGTGTTTCTTTGCCAAGACCTGGATTATTTCTTCCATTACGTTTTCCACCATGCAGGTTCAAACATTCCCCGCGAGTGGTGTTGGATCTTTTGCTGAACACATGGGTTTCGATCAGCTCTGATTGGTTTCCCCAGCTCATGTGTGTTCGATTGTGTGTATTTGTTTTTTTGCCCAATAGTGTGCAAAGGGCTTGAAACATATCTGTTCTGGCCCGGTCCTTTTGCACCCAGGTGGAATTTTTCTTGCGTCTCCAACCGTCGCCATGGATCATGGTATTGAATAACAGCTCTCGTTGATTGAGTGTGAGGTCAATTATGAAAGGTATGGGTATATTTTTGTTGGGAAATATTACAGACAATAATTGGCTGTCAGTCTTACAAATTCGGAAGGAAATGCATTTGCCTCTGATAGATTCGGTAAATTTGTATTGTTGCCTACTGAGCGCATTGCGAATTCTGTCAGCTTTGTGGCCAGAATTTTGATATATTGTAATAGATTGGAGGTTGTTATAGTTGTCATAGTCGTAGCATCCTTCAGTAACAATCCAGCCAGCCAACTCCACCAATGAATCACAATGAATTATCCCGTGGTTGTCCTGGACTGCATTGCCCATAACGATGACTTGGTCATTTTCTTTGAGGTGTTCGATGGGTATCAATCCTCTTTTAGTAACAATTTTGTGATTTGGTGTGATGAGGCTGTCAATACTACGAGAAGATATTTTGTGCATCAATCCCTGGAAATGGCCGCGGTAAATGGATTTGATGTTGCTCCATTTCAAATCACCCTGGTTGTAACTCAATATTATGTCAGATTCGGTTATCTCGTCTATACCCAACCAACCGCGCTGAGTTAGGGCTTGTGTGTGACTATCTACACAGTACCCCCGCCAGTTGCCTTTTCTGCCGTATTTTTCCACCAGTTTCATGAACATCATGGCCAGTTTGTTGGTCATTTTGCCATGTGTGACACAAAACTCTCCGTTCTGCAAACCACCCCGCCAGTGACTCTTGCCCACACACAGCCATTGTTGCTCACGGAATACATAGTGCTGGAAAGCCGGAAAGTTGACCTTGACATGGCGTTCGGCATTTGTTTTGCCTGTGTGTTCTTTTACAGGGTGCGGGGGTATGTGATCATATGTCATGAGTCTCACAACTACACTCTCTAGATCTATACTCTCAGGGTCTATCTTGGGTGGCGCAGTTTTTTCTCCCAGAGCTTGAGACGCCTTCTTGGCCTTGAGACTGAGAATCTCAGCACGTTTTTGTCGAGCTTGCACTAGAATTTCCGGTGTTATGGAAGCCAAATCTTGTGTAATGATATCGTAATCGCCATATGCTGCCTCCAAGAAGCTACAGTAGCTCTTTTTACTGACGTGTATTTGCTCCAACAAGTCTTTGTTGGTAAGGTATTTTACTTTTACTACAGGGGTGGGAATCATGAATTTTCTCCAAACAATTGATTATATTGAATGGTTTGCTCGTCAGTCGAAATGGCAGGATTGTGGCATGATAAATAACCAACAAACATTTAAAGGGCGTAATATTTATGGCTGATTATGGAATACCTGGAGGCCCAGCCCCCACCCCTATTACAGATCTTCTGGGAAGGCTTGCCGGCAGCGCGTCGCAAGTGGTAAGCCAATTCCAGGCCGTGAAAGATGCGACTGCCATATACAACAGTGTAAGCAGTACTCCAGTGAGTGATTTGAGAGCAAGATTGCGCCCCAAACCTGGCGGGGTAGATCTGTTATATGGCACACCCAGCAATGTATTAAGAGCCACTGGCGGCATGGTTTGGCCATACACACCTACGATTACATACAGCCAAGATGTTTTATATGATGCCATGAATCCAGTTCATACAAATCAGGAAATATTGTCCTATACAAGAACTCCTGCGTCAAAACTCTCAATCAGCGGAGTATTTACAAGTCAAACTACCGATGAGGCGTTGTATAACTTGGGTTGTATTCATTTTTTGAGAACAGTCACAAAGATGTCATTTGGCTCCAGTAAAACACCGCCACCGGGAACACCTCCTCCGGTTCTGTTATTTGATGCTCATGGTCCGGCCATGTTTAACAGCTTGCCAGTGGTTGTGACTCAATTTTCAGTGACTATTCCTTCCGAGCCTGATTACATCAGTGTGGTAGTGCCCACTACAACCCAATACACACGATTGCCAGTTTTATTTGAAATCACAGTGGCATTAACTGTGCAAAACACCCCCAAAGCTCTACGTGATTGGAGTTTGGATAAATTTCGGCAAGGTAGTTATTTAAGACCTGGAGGTTGGATATGATTACCTCGTATAACAATCAAAGTCCCTATAGCGCAACTGCTCAAGTTACAACCTATATTAACTATCTGGATGTGTGGACACCCCCCGCCCTGACAACTAGTTCGGATGACGCTGTGATTACATTGCCCTCGAAATATAACAACCGTCCTGACTTGTTGAGCTATGATTATTATGGGACTCCCAGGCTCTGGTGGGTATTTTCAGTGTATAAC